CGACACCAAGAAAGTCTGCAAGTACACTCTTATAATTGTTGGGAATTGGTGCCTATGGTGCTGGGTACAATCTTACCTTGCCATGATAACTGACATCAACTTCGATGGCCTTCGCTACCCCTGATTTATCTCCTGTGATAACCTGGGCAGGTGCAGTGGTGTACAAGCTGAGGAGGGTGTAGTCATTAATCGTGCTACGCATACCCGCTTCTAAGTTCGTGCTAATTTTGAATTCATTTGAGGGACAAAAAGGTTATCTAATAGTAGCAATAAGTTCTGTGTTTGCTTTGCCTGCAAAACATTTGGCAGTGTTGACCAAGGGAGTGATTGAAATTGGTTCATCCTGAAGAACGTAATCTGTGCAGCTCCTTTTGAATAAGCTACGAGCCATGTATAGCTGTCCCCTGTTCTAGGGTAAGGGCTGGCTTTCCAGTATCTTCAAGTTCGTCGTCTTCGTGAAACATTTGGCTTTCTTCTCTCTGACCTCAAGCAGGGCAGCATACAACATGCAGAAATCGTAGAACTAGTCCATGTCTTCCTGATCTGGCAAATTCTCTTCTTTGAGGTCCATGATTCGATTTTAGTAGAGTCGCAAACAGCGATTGAAATTGGACTCTTTGGAAGACATTTTGGGTGCTTCGTTGACTTTCTTTGCTTACTTAGCAAGGCGCTTCTTCAACATTGTTTCCAAGTTGTTCTGGTAGAACACAGGTTAAAAGTCGACATCTTGTTGTCCACCCACGGCGAGAGCCTGGGTCAGTTGTGAATAGCTGAATGGCTGGTACCTCTTGCCGGCGGGAACCACTAGTATTATATGGCCAATATCTCCAGACATAACAGTCACAATGGCAGGCAGACATGGCGTGCCATTAGTGTGACATTTTAATGTGAGATTTTAGCCTTGTAGATGATAATTTACGAGTTCCTGCCAGTCGATGCATGCAAGTCTGAGCGCTGAACAAACTTTCTTTACGTACTCTATTGGGTGACCCCTGACATTGTTCACTGTTACAGAGTTTTGTATGGCTATATTGAGGGCTGTTCCTGCATCCGGCAGTTCTGGTCCTATCTCGGCTCTGCGGGTAAGTAGGGCTAGTGCTGCAAAAAAGCACAGTTCATTCCCGATTGCAACAGAGTATGCTTTCATCCATTTGCCAATCTGCACAGCTTTGAGTTTTGAACAACGATAATCAACTATCTTGCGATCGTCGTCTGCATCAGGGTGCTTTAAACCTTCATTGTGAGGGGCCTCACTCTGTGTTAACACGGGTTGAAGATCCTGTATGACATTGAGCAAATCACCTTATATCAGGTCTAGGCGATCAAGCTCTGGTCGATTCTTGTCGGGCTTCTTGCCTTAACGCTTGGGCATGTT